TATTGGTTATTTTTTGTGAGGTAGTCTGTATCTAAAATAGGGCGGGAGGTTTGTTATGTCTTCTGCGTCTTGTCTTGTTACTCTTGTCTCATCTTTACTTATACTTAAAAAAGGGGCGATAGTCGCCTCCCGCCCCTTTAACAACTTAACTATTGGGAATTAAGCAGAGTAGTTGATTACTTTTCTGCCTGATTTCTTTAATAATGAAATGATGTTTGCTTTCATTGTCAAAGCAGAAGCCTTAGGTGCTGTACCTAACACTTCAACTGTAAAATCAATACCTTTAGATAACAACTTGTTAGTCGCTGTTTTTCTAGCAGTGTTTTTCACTGCCATGTTTTTGAACTTGATTTTACCACCGTGTACTTCACCATTCACTTTGTATGAAGAAGCCGGTTCCGCAAATACACCGATCTGTTTCGCTCTTGATTTGAAGTTTCTAGTGTATACAACGTATTGTGTTGAGTTTGCCATGGTCTTTTCCTTTTTAGTAGATGGAAAAAGTGTATTAAACATACCTGTTAGCATATTGTTTCCTTTTCCTTAGTTTGTTAATTTACGATTCGCCGGAGTTTCAATCTCTGTTATCCTACGCATCAACAACTATTATATACTAAGACGAGTGAAAGGTCAACCGGTGAGAAAAGTCAGTATCTATGCGATTAGTTGTCCTTGACCTCGGTCACTTGGTAGTAGTCTCTGACATCTTCAAATGTTCGGTGACCAAACATAGATTCCCATTCCTCAGAGTCATCTTCAAACCAAAACGTTGGGTTTTCCATGTTTACCATGTACCACCATTCACCCTTCCAATACGGACTTCTGGTGCATAACACGTAAGGTGGGGCATCGAAACAGGTCTGGACGTAGGCGGTGGTGTCTATTACTTCAAAGGCGGATTCAAATTTTACTATGTCGTCGACTATGACGTGTTCCAATTTATCATGAACCACAAAACTTTTATCACATATAATATCAACAGGGGCGTGTGACATCTCAAGGAACTGACACGCCAACATTCTACTGAATCCAGGATGGGGAGTATCAACTCTGTCATTCTCAACGATTGAGACCATGGGACACAGCATTTTGTTTCGTCCAAGGTTCTTTATGAGGTGTCTCGTCTTATGGAACATATAAGAGTTGTGATCATTTGGATCATTCTTGAACTTCGAGTATAGTGTGGAAAGTTCCTGGTCAATATCGATCTGTTTCACTTCCGACAACGGAAAGTCGTTGAAACGTTTGATGCATTTGCCGGCGGCATATAGAAGTTTCAACCATTCTATGATTTCCCCTCTATTTTGTATCTTCACTTAGTTGTCCTTTACCTTGGGCACCTGGAACAGGTCTATGCCGTCCTTGATGAGATCATCCACCTGTTTCTTGGAGGGATTTCCATAGAACTCCAGATCTCTCTTGCCCCGGTGTGCCTTCCTGGCCTCTCGAGCGAAGTTCTTGCCCACGTTCTCGAAGTTCTGTTCCACGTGGTTCTGTATCTGCTTCAACAGTGTTCGGGCCTGTCCACCCATCACCATCTGGTCACCCGCCATCTCTTTGACTTTCGCCTTACCACGCTTCCGAGCGTTGCTCTTCTTTGGCACCGCTGGTGCCATGATGTCCTTCCTGACCTGTGTGCTGTCACACATTGGACACAATAACTGTCCCTGTGCCAGTTGGTTCTCGTAGTCCTCGTTGCTGGGGAACCAGCCCTCGAACTTGGCCGAACACTCACACTTTAGGGAGAACTTTATCATAAAACTATTTACATTATATACTTGACTTGAGATCGTGTCTACTATATAATCAAGACATGGCATTACACAACACATCAGGATACACACCAGGCGCGGCCAAGAAGACCTCTCAAGGCAGGAACAAGAGCAGGATCAAGAAGAGCTCAATGAACAAGCACAAGAAGAGAAGTTACAAGGCGTATGCAGGACAAGGAAAATAAGGTAGACCTCAAAGACGAGATAAGGATCTTGAGACTGCAACTGGGCAACCTCGAGGTGCAGATAGCGGACTACCAACAGATAATCAAAGAGCTGTCTGACAAGTTGCGACTGTACGAAGAGATCAACGGCTCAGTGTTCCGACCCGCTAGGAAATAAGGTTAGTCAATCCAAACATCACGGCATCCTTCCGCTTGCGGAACTTGATGTGCTCGTGATCCACGATGAACACATTCATCCTGCCACCGTATTTCTTCAACACATCCTCGGCTTCCAGTGGCCTTATGGTTATGTGATCCTCCTCCGGCAATGGACAACGGTAACCCCAGAACATGGGCCACCAGTGTAAGGGATTGATGCTATCGTATCGCTCCTTCATGACCACGAGGAATATCAAGGGTGTGATGGTGAATGGTTCCATCCAGAGCGGTATGGCATTAAAGGTCAGCCAGTCGATCAGATGTATAAGTCCTGTCCAACCCAACAGTATGGTGACGAACACACCCATCAAGGGCCAGAACTCGTCCTCTAGATCGAGGTCCGGATCCGGGTGAGAGTACATTCTGCGCAACTGTTGTGGATTCATTCTCATGTAAAATATATATGTTGATTTGCTCAAGAGCACTAATTAAAAACAATAAATGAACACTTTATTAATAAATGGTTGTAGTTTTGGGGAGTGTTGGAACCCATCTAACCAATTTGTTTCGGCTCTTGGGTGCGATAGCGTGGAGAACATATCAAAAGCGGCGACCAGTTTCCAACGGACCTGTAGGACAACAGTTGAATGGATAGCACAGAATGGTAATCCGCACTTTGTCATCATACCGATCACCTTCGCTCACAGATGGGAGTTAGCCATCGCACAAAACGAAGATCCCATCGACGGAGCATGGTTCCCCCTACAGAGAAAAGAGCTTTTGGATTCCACTAGACACACGCTGGCCACGGAGGTGGACAAGAAAAAGTTGGCATTAATGATAGATCTGTATTATGGTAATATACCAAACATAAAGACTTACTGGGACAAGGTCTTTACAGAAGTGGTTTTACTGTCTGCCTTCTTGGAAAGCAGGAATATAAATCATATCATGTTTGACATGTGCAACAAGTTTGACAGGAAACACATCAAAGGTTACAAAGGATTTACTAAAACTGATCTTATAGAGTCAAACAAAAATATTATAGATCTGTTTTCGTTTTGTGGTAACCAATACATGTGGCAGAACATGCCAGACAATGACCATACAGATTATAACATACATCACGCTCCCGCACAGTACAGAACGCTGGAAAACTACCTTTCGAACTATCTACGACAACATTTGAAGTAGACTTTTGCTTTTATTATGCTACAATAAAGAGTAAATACCTTAGATATGCAAAAACACACGCGAAGTCTACTGGAAGAACTCAGCTCAATGCCCCTGAAAAGGGACAAGGAGGAGGTGGTCGAGAGCAGGGCATCACACATCCTGGAAAGTGCGATAAGACTGATGCACTACATCAGGGAGAACTTCGACCAGGACACCGCATACAAACTTGAAAAGAAATTCAACTCAGCACTTAAGAACATGGATGCATCCAAGTTCAGCAAAGGCGTTGCTAGGATAAAAGAAAACAGAGACATCAAACAGAACGTGCTGAAGACCATAGACGGCGACTACCAAGAGGACTAATCACATGCTGATAGAAGACGTCCTTACAGAATTCAAGAGGACACACCTGGAGCACATCGAGGACATCGTGATCACCGACGGCTACGAGGGTGGTCGGGCCGTATTGGATTATTTCAGGGGCCTGCTACTAACACTGAAAGGAACTAGCTCAGAGGCCGTGAAGGTGTCAGTTAAATGGGATGGCGCACCCGCGGTGGTGTGTGGGATCAACCCCGACAACGGCCGGTTCTTCGTGGGCACCAAGTCAGTTTTCGCCAAGGCGGCAAAAGTAAATTACACCAAGCGAGATATAGCAAACAACCATGGCACGGACGACCTGGGACAGAAATTACTCAAGTGTCTTGTGCATCTCAAGAAACTGGACATGACTGGAGTGTACCAGGGTGACCTGTTGTTCACCGACGAGGACATAACTCGTAAGAACATCGACGGCAAGCCCAACCTCACGTTCACACCCAACACCATCACCTATGCTGTGCCAGAACAGTCAGACCTAGGACGGCGGATTGACAGGGCCAAGGTGGGCATCATATTCCACACCACATACGTGGGGGACTCACTGGCGGACATGAACGCCCAGGCGGGAGCGGATGTTGATGCGTTTACCCAGTCACCAGACGTGTTCTTTGACAACGCAACATATAAAGACGTGTCAGGGTCGGCCAAGTTCACAGACGTGGAAACAAAACAGTTCTACAATGGTATCGAGAAACTGGAATCATTGTTAAACAACGTGCCGAGGAACCTCGCCAGCGTGTTGGGACAGAATCAGGACTTCGTGCCCATGTTCCAGATGTACATCAACGCCATGGTCAGGGAAGGCAAACTTCCAAACGATGCCAACCGGTTCCTACTGGGATTCAAGAGGTTCTACAACGACAGGATGACACAGCAGATGTCAGGCCTGAAAGCACAGAAGGCTCTCAACTTAAGACAAGAGAAGATAAAACAGATGCCCATCTTCCTCAACAGGGCCAAGAAGCCATTACAGGCCATGCTGACTTTCTATCGTGCTGTACAGACCATGAAGGCGTTCGTGCTGAAGAAGATGAACCAGGCCCAGGCCATAGGTTCATTCCAGCAAACCGACAGTGGCTTGGAGGTCACTGAGCCAGAGGGTTTCGTGGCAGTGGACCGGTCGGGCAGTGCGGTCAAATTGGTTGATAGGTTGGGATTCTCCAGGAGGAATCTAACTGCGATCAGCAAATTCAAGAAAAATTGATAACTGTTTATTGATCTCAGCACTTAGTCTGCCCTCATCAAAGAAGTTATTCTTATTGTGCTGTCTTAAATATTTCGTTTGCAGGTAAATGTCTTGCCAGTTCTTGGTGAGTAGATCCCTACAGGTGTTGGCTATCTTTTCCGCCCGTTCGTTTTGATCTCGCGCAAGGTCATAGCCCTCATCAAAATACTTCGAAAATGTCTTGAAACCCATCTCCCTGAGTTTCTGCAGGTAAAGGTAGTTGCCATGGACGACGAACACGTGCTCAGCGATTATAGATTTCCAGATGCGTTCGGTCATGAAAACTTCTGTGTTGACGTCCGTAGATTCGGACAGCAGGGAGTACTTGGTGTCTTCATACTGCCTGGGCATGATCGTTTGGTCCAACCCCCGTTCTGGATAAGGATGCACAATTTCATATTCCGGCGCTAGCTTAAGGGTAGGCCAATATGACACCAGACTACCCGTGTTGATGTCGGTGTGCAGTTGATCGTATAATTTCTTCCTGTGCTTTTTTGGTGTCTTGTTGAGGTAAAGGAAGTCAAACTTCTTCTCTGTGTGTTTGAATTCCAAATCATGATCTTTGTACTTTTTGTACATCAGCCACCAAAACCAGCTGGTGTCGCCGGTCCACCTGACGTGCGGCACGTCCACCATGGGCCATGTGTCCTCTGATTCCAGCGTGGAGGGACTCTCCCATGGCGTGGTTTTTATGAACACGAAGTTCTGGCTCTTCAAGAGCTGTATCCTGCGATCTATCTCTGCCATGAACTCTGGATTGTCTTTCAACCGTTGATTTTCCACACGGGTGTCTATCATGGCGAACCTCCGATCATAGGCGTCGAGGTTGTAGTCATGCAGTGTGTAGTACTCCCCGGTCATGTGGAAATCCTGGTGCGGCATGGAATTCATGTTGATGTAGTCCTCCAGCTCTAGGTGGTTGCCGGTCTTCATCACGTCGGTCAATATAAAATTACGTTGCATAGTATCTATAAATATGGGTATGCTTACACCATTCTTAAAGTATGTATCTGAGGGCAAGGTCATAAGGCGACAGAGTGACTTGCAGAGATACACGTTTCCAGAAGTCACCGAGAGGATATACCTCAGTTTCCTCGCGCTTTCATTGTTCAGCCAGATCAGGGAGATGAGGGACTTTGCTAAATCATACGCAGACCAGACCATGGCCAAGGGCACGTTTGACCAGGTCAGGATGATCAACAATGATCTAGCCAACATGCTGGCCATAGTGACCGGTGATCCGGAGATAACAAAAAAATTAAAGAACAAGAACCAAGCACAGGCCATGAGGCAGAGGCAACCGGTGCCCGTGATGGCCGTGAGGAGATACCTAAGGACCTGGGAAGACCACTACCGGAATCTGACGCAACTGGAGAGGGCTCTCAACATAACTGACGCCAACTACAAGAACCTCAGAAGAAATATCGCCAACTACAATGGGTTGGATGACAAGAACAAGCAGGTCACAAGGAAGAAACTGCTCCAGCATCTAGCCGCCAAACTGGCGGGCACGGACCTACACAGGGCCATGAAGGGGGCCGTGTGATGATCAAGTACATCTGTGAGCGGTGTGGCTGTGAACAGCACTGTGGTAAATCATGCACCGAGTGTCTTGACTGTCCGGACTGCGGCTGTCAAGAGTGTGATGCCAAGCGAGAATAGTTTCTGGGTGCTGTATGGACAGCACACCGAACCCACATACCTGGAGGACGCCGGACATGGCCAACAGCCACAGAGGGACGCCGCACTGGGTTACGTGAACCAATGGCGCGTGTGCCTGGACATAGGTAGCAACGTAGGTCAGTGGACCAGACCACTGGCAAAAAGATTCCACAGTGTGATATGCTTCGAGCCCAATCCCAACTTTAGGCAGTGCTTCAAGAAGAACATCGCGGAAACCAACGTGGTACTATGGCCCTATGGTTTATCCAACAAGGAACACCAGGCCCAACAGGATTTCAACTCGACGATCTTGAACGAGGGTGCAGGTGACATCCAGTGCAGGACCTTGGACAGTTTTGGACTGACCAACGTGGACTTCGTCAAGATAGACGTGGACGGATTCGAGGTGCCCCTGCTGGAGGGAGCCCGCGACACACTGACCAAGAACAACGCCGTGATCAACATCGAGATGAAGCGTGACAAGAGGGCAGACACAGTGAAACGTTGCCGAGGACATATTGCGAGATCTGGGCTATCAGTTCAAAAAACGCACCAAAAGTGACGAAGTCTGGCTGAAAACGTAATAATACAGCATAATTTACCAAACACACCCATAAATACATTTAACGTGATGCCTGAGCGGCATCGCAGTCATTTAATCAGATAAAAAGGAGGATTAACAATGGCAATTAACTCAAACAGTACTGCTTTCTACACAGCAGACAAAGTATCAATCGGTTCAGGTAAGGACATTGAATTTTTCACGGTAACAGTGAAGGATGCAACTAACACTGCTCTTGACATCGATGGATTAACACACAACGGTGGAATCGTGGACAAGATCATGCAAGCGATCCAAACCAGAGGAACAATCAAGTACTTCAACGTAACAACAACCAACGGTGTTATCACTGTGGGTGTTGAGGGTGAAGACACTTGGGGTGACTCAGACGGTAACGTTGCTTCTCCAACAGCGACAGCGGCGGCCAACATGCAGACCTACATCAGAAGTTTAGGTACAGCACTAGCGGCCAGAGGTACTAGAACAGCAACTTCAGATGACACGACTTACGATGTGAGTCTTTCAACTGTTGCGGCTTCTGAAATGGTACTAGCGTAATCGCAATAGCATAAAAGGAGAAACACAATGCCAATAACACAAAACAGATCAACTGATCTAACAAGAAGACAGGCGTTCAATGGTAAGGGTTTAACTTTCATTGAAGTCATCTTCGATGACGCGATCACGGCTTCTGCCACAAACCTTGAGTCACTTGACTCTGTGTTTGACAAGACAGCCAAGGTCGTGAACAAGAACGGTACACTACTTGCGGCATCATACAGAACAGCGGCGAAAGCCACTGACAACGATGCGGCTGAAGTGGCGGCGATAGACGCGGATGATTCAATCGACTCATACCAGTTCATCGTTGAAGGCACACCGGGTCAATTCAACAACGCGGACTCAGCCGGCGACATCAACATGGATGTTGACACGACGGTGATAGCGGACGCTGAAGCTGACCTTGAGTCTGACATCCTAGCCAGCCTAGCGGTTAGTGACTCAGCAGGTAACGTTCACGTTAAAATCAGAACATTATTACCAGAGGGCGTAGGCTCAACAGGTGATGATGCCATCTACGGAATGTTCGACCAAAGGGGTGATGCGTAAGCATAACCACTAGTCAACAGACTGGATCAACAAAAGGGCGGGTCCTTAATTGGCTCCGCCCTTTTTTTATGACTTAAATATCGCTATGCACGAGTACAGGATTCACACCTTGGTGGACATAACAGACAACGGCAACCTGAAGCAGGCGTTCCCGTTCAAGACTAAAGCCGGGGAGGTCATACACGACAAGCACTCGTTGGCCATAGCCCGCAACCAGAACTCGAACTTCAACACTATGCTACAACTCCTACAGATGAGGGGCAACATCACTTGGGAACTGCCACCACAGCGGATCGAGATACAGAGCCTCAAGAACCACATATTCGGATCGTTCTACGAGGGCCGGCAGACCACGTGGCACTTCCAGTTCTTCACGGAACAGACCGGTGTGTACGGTGACGACACGGATCCCGTGGCACAACTAGTGGAGGACTTCCACCAGGTGCCCATACTCTCCTTCTGCAAGGAGACTGTCACATTCCCCCTGAGCACTTTCGACACCATGATGCCTGTCAGTAAAAACACCTACTTTTCATACGCTGGTCCCATAGATAAATAATACTTGATTAAGGCACACACTACAAAACTTATTAAGGCTAGCACAGGCGATGACACAGGCACAATTCCAGGCTTTAGGAGCGGAGATCAGAGAGATCAAACAGGAGTTGAGAGAGTATATAAGATTAATGAGTACAACAGATTTAGAAAAGACAAACCTAGAAGCACACGTGGACCTCTGTTCGGAGAGGTACAAGGGCCTACACGACAGGCTGAGTGCGATCGAACTGAGACTGGCCAAGATGAATGACGATATGTCGACCAGTCACAAGTCACAGACCAAGACCATCATAGCAACAGCGGGCACAGTGGTGGCGGGACTACTATCAACAGTGGTGGTGATCCTGATGAAGATGCCAGGCTAACAGCCATATCCAGCAAACACACATGTTCATACAGATAGCACCCCGGGTAAAGGTCTTCGTGACAGAGGAAGACATGTCATTCATAATGCAACACCGATCGGAATCATTTCGAGGCAGTGAGTTACCACCGGAACAACAAGACAGGGCCAAGCGCCTGGCCGACAAGGCCATATTCGTCAGGAAGAAACTTGACACCGACGTCCAATACGCTTTAAATAGACAGATTAGGATCGTTCGGAATGACACAAAAAAATAGATCAGAACTGGTAAAACAGATAGAGGCATACGGCCTCAAGAACAAGTTGGCAGAGCTCGCACGACGGGAAGAGGCACGGAGACCGTTCCGACACCTGCCCAAGCAGTTCAGCAAGGGCATCCTGATCGGCAACATAGCCATCGTGCCCAAGAAGTTGACCGGCACCCGATACGCCTACGTGATAGCGGACATGCTGGAGGCCAGCATCATACACGAGGACATCAATCTCAAACAGACCGCGATACTGGTGGCACACCACCTGGCGGACGGCAAGAACGTGCCCACCAACCTCATGGAACTGGACACCAAGTTCGCGAGCCAACTGTTCGACATACAGAACGCCAAGAGGATGATCAAGGAAGCACAGAAGAACAAGGACGAGGCGATGGAGGACATCTACTGGGACAGATTGGACGTCGCAAACCGCCTAGCGGACGAGTGTAAGTCGAGGATACAGATGATTTTCAATGACACGTTCGGCGCATAGATAATAAATAAACACGTATGAAGAGCTTAGAACTTACAAAACCCATAACAACAGAATCACTGCTTAAAGAATTCGAATCAAGATTCAACCAGACCATGGATCTCTCACAGTTCACCAAGGAGGAACTGGAGGACTACGCGAACCACGTGAGGACCAAGATACACGAGATCACACAGAACACGCATTTCGGCAGAGAACTGAAAGACGACAAGTACCAGAAGAACCAGATGATGCTGGACATCATCAACCAGGCCATCAATGAACGCAAACTGGCCGAGTATGGTGGCAACATGAACGACCCAATGACCAAGGTGGCCACAACAACACTATCAGCCAAATCCAAACTGGACAAAGGTCAGGCGCTGGATCAAGAAGAGAAGAAGATAGTCAGCAAGATAATGACCAAAGAAGGTGTTGAAGAGCAATCAGAATTAATATTGGCCGCGAAGGACATGATGGACAAGGTCACATCATTCCTGGAAGACCTAGCATCCATGAAGACAGAAGGCATGCTGGAGTTGGCGGACAGAATCAGAGACGAGATGGGCGCCGACAAGGCGGACGCATTTCTACAGAAGATCCAACCAGCGATTGAACAGGCGGAGGCCACTTTGACGACTACTCGACAAGAGCTAGACAACGGTGTAAGAATATTGACCGGAGAAGAAGAGGTTTCAGACCCAATGGGCGCAGATGACACGATGGCAACGGACATGGACACAGACCTAGACTCACTGGACTCCGAAGGTGGAGAAGAGACAGACGAGTTTGGGGCCTCTGACGCAGAAGCGGGTGGCACGGAACCAGAAGGCCGTGAGCAGAGAGAATCACGAGAAGTGTTTGAAGCATCAAACAGGCTTTACTCCAAACTAGCCGGGAAGTAGTCCCGTGAGATTTTTCGAATTCAACAAGAGCGACACTGACCTGGAGTCAGCGATTATCAACGTCCTCATGAACATGAAGGGCGACGCGGACGAGCGAGATGAGTCAAGTGAGATCAGCATGGACGCGGTCAAGCAGATCATGAGCAACACCGGTTACCCAGCATTCAACTACGACGTGTTCAAGAGGATCTATGACGCAGACGGTGACCTGAAGAATGTTGTGGCGGACTTCGACAACGAGAAGATCATAATCAAGACGGACGCCGAGGCTGATAAGGATCCCGCCATGGACTACGACGATCAGGGTAGCACGGACACAGTGAAGAAGATGGCCAGGTCGGCCATGAAGCGTAGGCAGTAGCAATAATTACTAACATGCACTATGACAGCAAGATTCATCAGTTGAACTCCATGCGGCTGGGATTGATACACGAAGACAACATACGAAACAAACCTACTATTTTTATCACCGTTGGATCGCAGGCGTTAGAAACCAAGCACAGGATAAAAAAGTACATTGACCTCCACCGGGCGGGCACCCACAACATAATAATCCTGCCTCATGACTTTGAAGGAACAGAGTCCGGAGACAATCATGACATATACACCTACTACGAAAACCAACTAGGTGTTGATTTCTACCTCACTGAAAAAATTCCCCCTGACCATGTTTTTTTCAAGGACTTTGGCAAGCCTATGGACAACTTCACGGAGTATCATTTTGACGAAAACACAAAATTTACAGGACGCAAATGTGAATCAGGATTTGGTAAAAGTAAAGTTTTCTGCGACAAACCATTCAATCACAACTACATTCATCCAGACGGCAGAATTAGATTATGTTGCACCACTAAACAAAACCTATACACCGATAACCAGTACAACCTATTCAACGCAGGCACACATAGCATCGATGACTACTGGAACAGTGCTAGAATGAAAGAAATACGCAGGCGTATGATCGCGGGTGACAAGATCAAGGACTGCGAACGCTGTTATCAACAAGAGCAACAGGGTGTACAGAGTCTAAGGACCACAGGTGAAATGGAAGAGTACATCAGAGGTACCTTGCCCGATGGCACGTACACGAAACCTGCGACAACAATGCAGATTCAAATGGGGAACATCTGCAATCTCAAGTGCAAGATGTGTAGTCAGATGTACAGCCACATGCACGGACTAGAGACCCTAGAGATAGGCAAGCAGGATCCAGAATGGTTCCATTGGGTCAAAGAGCAAGGAGCAAACGTCAATAACTGGACCAATGACCTAGGACAAAAGGAAGAATGGTATAAAAACCCAGCAACAAAGGAAAAGATTTTCGAGCATATCAGTAAAAATATTAAGGAACTTGTGGTGATCGGAGGCGAACCTACCCTGATCCCGGAGTTCTATGAACTGTTCGAACATTGTGAACGTCACGGAACCCTAGGCGACAAACATGTAACCTTGGTGACTAACCTGACCAACACGAATCCAAAAATGACGCAGTGGTTGCCTAAGTTGGAACACTGGAAGATATGGGCCAGCGTAGATGGCATTAAAGAGAGGACCGAATACATACGTTATCCCAGCAGGTGGGACAAAGTGTTGGAGAGCCTTGACTTCTACAAGCAGAACCTGGGCACTAATGGTAAGATTGTCCTCAGTCCTGCCGTCCAGTTGCTGAACATAGACCAACTGGATGACATCATCAAGTGGTGGATTGATTGGTGCGGCGGTGAACTCAATGACCAGTTCGGTTGGACATGGTTGGCCACTGTATGGTATCCCTTGATCTGTAATCCCAGCATCGCTCCCCGTGAATGGAGACTGCGGGTGGCAGACAAACTGTCCAACTACCAGTTCGACGATTTCTATGAAAACATAATCACGAACCTCCGAGAAGACAAGCACACCGAAGAGCAGTACAGAGAACTCCAGAAATCATTCATCAAGTACAATGACCGACAGGACCAATTCCGACAGGTGCCACACACGTGGCGACAACTTTTACCTGATCTGGAAAGAACATTGACTAGATCCATAGGATAATATAAAATAGTACAATGAAAATATCAAAAGATGTGCTTAAAAGCAAAGGTATTACCTACAACCAGAAGTATCCATACGGAGAGCTGGCCAGGGTCACCAAGGATCGCAAGAGGCACTACGAGACACCAGACGGCCGTCAGGTACCAAGCGTGACCACTGTGCTGAGTGCCACCAAGGACATGACGCATCTGATGGAGTGGCGCAAGAGGGTGGGCGAGCAGGAGGCACAGCGGATATCCACAGAATCTGCCAACATAGGAACCGTGATGCACCGTAGCCTGGAGCGGCACGTGAAGGGCGAGGACAGGACACCGGGTTCCAACCTCATACAACAGAAGGCACACCGGATGGCCAATGTCATAATCGATAACGGTTTGAATGATGTCACAGAGGTGTGGGGATCGGAAGTGTCACTCTATTACCCCGAGCTGTACGCGGGTACCACAGACCTAGTGGGAGTGTTCAATGGTGCGCCAGCCATAATGGACTTCAAGCAGTCGCGAAGATTGAAGAAAAAGGAATGGGTCGAAGACTACTTTCTACAGTTGGTGGCCTATGCGGAAGCACACAACAAAACATACGACACGGACATCAAGACGGGACGTATCTTTATATGTACACAGAACAACGAATACCAGACCTTCGAGATAGATGACTACGGCAAGTGGACCGATAGATGGTATAAAAAACTTGAAGACTATTATAAGAAAATTTTATAAGGGTGATCTATGAACAAACCCCTTTTAGTCCTTCATGGACAAACCAGTTTCAACTCATCATCACCACACCACACCCCCCTATTAGAAAAATATTTCAGACTAGAGTCCTATAATCATTGTGTAAATTATCCAGACGGAACGACCTTTGTCTATAGCACCAAAGAAAAGTATGATGATATCAAACACTACAACAACGGTAGACATAAATTCATCGTAGATTCCCTATGGGAGAATTTCTTTTTGGTAGACGACGAATTCGACGAAAACACCCTGGGTCTAATCTGCAATTATCACAAAAATAAAAAAAATATCCATAAAGTTCCTGCGTGGTTCTGGTATGAAGAACATTTTAGTCAAGCCCATCAAAAGCCGTTGTCAATGCCTTTTGAATTTGATAAGGCGAATTCATTCTTGATGCAGATCGGAAGAGCAAAAGATTTACGCAATGACTTTTTTGACAATCTCATGCAAGAAAAATTGCTTGATAATGCCAAATACAGTTACCTAGGACGTGGTATATGGTTGGAGGGATTCAATAAATTGAATAAAATGGAAAGTCGCTATGTACATCATCAAAGGCATTATCTGCCAGCGTGGTACAATGATACCCATTTCACTGTGGTAGTTGAAACGCATCAAGACCAAGGAAGCGTCTTTCTAACAGAAAAAACATTTAAACCAATTATGTATGGTCACCCTTTCATTTTATACGGACAACAAAAATCACTTGAAATGTTGAAAAATCTAGGTTTTAAAACCTATACTACTCTGTTTGACGAATCCTATGACGAAATAGAAAATACTGTAGAAAGACGGCAAAAAATTACAGCTCAAATACGAAGAGTGCCCAAAGACCAGTGTCGAGAAGTGGTTTCACACAACTTTGATTTATTCTGGGATAGGAATCAAGTGGTTCAAAGGATGATCGACGATGTGATTGAACCAATGCTCAGATTTATCAATAAAGCCTAATTATTGGGCCTTTAGAAATATAATAAATATGTTATATGCCTATAGTACAGATATATACAATACTATAAAAAGATATTGTGACCCAGCATCCTCTACATTTTTTTGGCGATAGTTTTACAGCCGGGGACGAATTAGTTGACTGGAAATATGTTGATAACTATCCAACTTACAAAAATTTTCAAGAGTGGAACAACTTACCCACTCGTGAACGTGAACGACCCACATTAAATCACGTGGATAAAAAAACTCTCTATGAAGAAGAGCGACAGCAATCCTATGCGGGTCTACTGGGAGGGGTCAATCACGGCGTCAGCGGATCTAGTATGCAGTCAATTCAACGGCGTGTGATACACCACCTTGAAAATATTGATCATAAGAGCATCATTTTTATTCAGCCAACAGGAATAGAACGTTGGTGTGAGTACGTGAATAACAAATGGGTAGATTTTGTATCTGATGTCGAAGTACGTGATGAACATAAGCAGTACTATAAGTTCCGATTATCCCACAGCACACAAAAAAGTAATTTACTTTTATGGTATAATTGTGTACTTACACTGTTTGCCTATGTGAAATCACACCATAACACTGCTGACTGGTGGATTATCAATAATGGAACTTTCGATGAAATAGGAGCACTTTTGAAACAGGAAAAAACGTCTAGTAAAATGATTACGCACAGTCTGAAAAATCTCAAAGAAAAAATAATCAATTTCCCACAACTCGACAACACTGAACACCCATATTTCTGCGTAGGTGGGCATGCCAACGCGGAAGCTCACAAAGAGTTGGCGCATATCATCAAAAAAAAACTACAATAGACGCACACTTGAAATATACTAAATAACAGTATATGCCTATAGTACAGATATCTAGAATACAGCACAGACGTGGAAAAAGGACAGATCTACCGCAATTGGCCGCGGGAGAACTGGGCTGGGTCATTGACGAACAGAGATTGTTCATAGGTAATGGCACGGTATCAGACGGTGCACCAGCGGTGGGCAACACGGAGATCGTGACCGCGGGCAGTTCAGCATTCTCATCAGCATTGACACATGTCTACAAGGGCTACCTGGGTGACTCAACTCCAATCACTACGGGCACATCAGGTGACGTCACGAGGACACTGCAACAGGTCCTAGACGATCACGTCTCGGTCAAGGCGTTTGACGCGAAGGGCGATGACAGCACCAACGACACTGCCGCGATCCAGCGAGCACTGGATGAACTTTATTCAGACACAGACCAAGATGACACCAGGGCAAGGAGGATACTTTTCTTCCCAGCGGGCATCTACAGGATCAACTCCAGCCTCACCATACCACCATACGCACACCTAGTAGGTGAAGGGCCAGACAAGACCATCATAAGGAATTCAGGCAACAATCCAGTCGCGGTCACGGAAGACGACGACGGACAGGTGTATGGAAGCATAGGCAATTCAGGTGCCACCACACCAACACAGATACAGATCTCAAACATAACGTTCAGAAACACAGTGGCCTATGGAGGCGTGTCGATAGACAACGCCACAAAGGTGTACTTCAACAACTGCAAGTTCCAAGGATCATACGCCAGTGGCGGAGCAGACAATTCAAATTCAAAAGCGGTGACAGTGAGATCAACCACAGCACTGCCTTGCTCACAGATCATATTCAACCAGTGCCAGTTCACCAAGTTCGCGAGACTGGTGGACCTGAGTTACGATGTGACTAACGTTAGGTTCAATGATTGTGATTTCAACACGGCCTATTATGGCGCCATGCTGGGAGAGACTATGGACGGTTCCACCAACGGGCTCACAATAGGACCGAGGGACATACAGTTTTCCGGCAACAGTTGGAGCACAATAGGACAGCAGGCCATATATGTCAAGCAGTCTAGTAGCACGACAGGAACAGGAACCAGGAACGTAATCAGTTCAGGCAACTGGTACGCATCAACGGTAGGTAACAACTTCGAGGGCATCGGTTCAGTGAACGAGGTACCGATCATACAGTACGACAACGATGAGTGTTCGAGCGTGATGGACTTCTTCGAGAGATCGGATCTGCGAAGGTCGGATGGCAGTTCACACATGAACCCAGCACCGGAACTACAGGGAATCGGCGTACAGGATAAAGCAATAAAATCTCAGACACTTGCTGACAACACATCGTCGGCCACAACGATCAATGAATATCCAGCGTTGGCAGGCAAGGGACTTAGGATAAAATATAAAATTGTGAGGGGCACACTGGACCGCACAGGCGAACTGGTTGTCAGTGCCAGCACCAATGGTGTCAGTTACGACGACACCTTCACGGAGAGCGGCACGGACATCGGCGTTGAGTTGACGGCGGTGCTGGATGACAAGGACTCCACATCAGGTTCGGAGACAGTCGCCTTAAAGTACACGACTACAAGCACAGGTAGTGACGCCACTTTAGATTACCAGACCACCATCATCGCATAATACCACACAAACTGATAGACATCCGTATCCGTCTGTAGTAATATAAGCACATAAAGAAAATCAAAGAAAGACTACGCCTTTCCAGGTTTAGGAATTTTTTTCGATTTCAGATAACAACGGATTAGGATAAATATGGATACAATTAAAACGAAACTCAAGAAAAAAAATTATAAAGTCTTAATGCCGAACACGAATTCTTCTACAATCCAAGTACAGAAAAGAGACGGCAGGCTGGAACCACTGGACATCAACAAGATCCATTTCGTGGTCGAAGAGGCCTGTGAGGGACTCGCTGGCGTGTCAAGTTCTCAGATCGAGATGAACGCCAACATACAGTTCTATGATGGCATGAGCACCAAGGACATTCAGAACGTCTTAGTTCGTTCTGCCAATGACCTGATAAGTTTGGAAGCACCCAACTACCAGTTCGCGGCGGCCAGATTACTTTCCTACGATGTCAGGAAGGAAGCACACGGACAGTACGAATACATTCCATTGTTGAAACTGATCCTGCGTAACATCAGATTAGGCGTGTACGACAAAGGCATCCTAGACAAGTACAACAAAACAGAAATTAAAAAATTAAACACCTGGATAAGAAGAGACAGGGATCTAAAATTCACATACGCGGGACTGAGACAGATCTGTGACAAATATCTGGTGCAGGACAGATCAACAGGACAACTGTACGAGACACCACAGGACATGTACATGATGATCGCGGCCACCTTGTTCGCGGAGTATCCAGAGAAGACCAGGATGGGCTACGTGAAGAGATACTACGACGCTATATCACAACACAAGATCAACATTCCAACGCCAGTGATGGCGGGGGTGAGGACTCCTATCAGACAGTTTGCGAGTTGTGTGCTGGTAGACAGTGACGACACACTGCCTTCGATATTCTCATCGGACATGGCGATCGGATTGTACGTCGCCAGGAGAGCAGGCATAGGAATCAACGCAGGACGTATCAGGGGAATCAACTCTAAGATAAGGGGAGGGGAGGTCCAACACACAGGAGTGATCCCGTTCCTTAAAAAATTCGAAAGCACAGTGAGATGTTGTACACAGAATGGAGTGCGTGGTGGAAACGCAACTGTGCACTTCCCAATATGGCATCCGGAGATCGAAGACATCCTTGTGCTAAAGAACAACAAAGGCACAGAGGACAACAGAGTGAGAAGAATGGATTACTCGATACAGATTAGTAAATTGTTCTATGAGAGATTCATGAACGAGGAAGATATCACACTCATCTCTCCACACATGGCTCCTGGATTGTACGAGGCATTCGGCACTCCCGAGTTTGATGATCTCTATCTGAAATACGAAGAGGACAAGACCATCCCCAAGAAGAAGGTGCCAGCACAGGACCTATTCTTTGACCTATTGAAGGAGAGGGCAGAGACAGGACGTATCTACATCATGAACCTAGACCACTGTAACTCACACTCGAGTTTCAAAGACAAGGTATCGATGAGTAACCTCTGTCAAGAGATAACACTGCCAACAACCCCAATACAGGACATACATGACGACCAAGGTGAGATAGCGCTCTGCATACTGTCAGCGATCAACGTGGGACAGTTGGGAGATGTCAGCGAACTGGAGAACCTATGTGATCTAAGTGTTAGGGCACTGGAACAGATCATTGACTACCAGGATTACCCTGTGAAGGCCGCTGAAGTATCAACCAAGAAGAGGAGATCACTTGGAATCGGATACATCGGACTGGCACACTACCTAGCCAAGAACGGAGTCAAGTACAATGAAAAGGGTGCATGGGAGTTAGTGGACAGACTTTCAGAAGCATTCCAGTACTACCTGCTAAGATCCAGTTGCAACATAGCGATGGAGAAGGGCAAGTGTGAGGGATTCGAGAGGACCAAATACGCGGATGGTTTACTACCAATCGATCACTACAAGAAAGAGATCGACGAGATAGTGCCACACAAACAGAGAATGGCATGGGAAAGTCTTAGAAAAGACATAGCAAAATATGGATTAAGACATTCAACTTTATCAGCACAGATGCCTTCGGAAAGTAGTTCCGTTGTAAGTAACGAGACCAATGGTATCGAACCACCAAGGGCCATGCTACAGATCAAGAAAAGCAAGAAAGGTCCACTGAAGCAGATAGCACCAGGGTTCCCTAAACTGAAGAACGACTACACGCTGTTGTGGGACATGCCTGACAACACGGGCTACATCAACGTGGTGGCCATGATGCAGAAATACTTCGACCAGGCCATATCAGGCAACTGGTCATACAACCCGCTACACTACGAGAACAACGAGGTACCTCTGTCAGCGATGGCACAGGACATGCTGACCGCATACAAGTACGGTTGGAAGACAAGTTACTACCAGAACACCTATGACTTCAAGGGTGAAGAAGAGGACGTTCAACCAGCGGGCATAGGTTCGACAGCAGACGACGAGGGCGAGGACGTGATACTGGAACCAGAAAATGAAGTGGAACAGATAAGTACTGCCGCGGACGACGACGGTGAGTGTGAAGCCTGCACAATCTAACATAGAAACGAGGACAGATGAGCAAAACAATTTTTAACCAGAGCAAAGTTGACTTCACTAAACAACCCATGTTCTTTGGTGAGGACCAGAACACGCAGAGGTTTGACGTGTACAAGTACCCTGTGTTCGACAAACTGACACAGACGCAACTGGGCTACTTCTGGAGACCAGAGGAGGTCTCACTACAGAAGGACAGGGCGGACTTCCAGAACTTCAGACCAGAACAGAAACACATATTCACAAGTAATTTAAAGTATCAAACTCTGCTGGATTCGGTACAGGGCAGGGGACCAGTGATTGCTTTCCTACCTTACGTGAGTCTACCCGAGTTAGAGAGCTGTATAGTCACGTGGGACTTCTTCGAGACCATACACTCCAGATCATACACGCACATCATCAAGAACATCTACTCCAATCCGTCAGAGGTGTTTGACACCATAGTGGATGATGAACAGATATTAAAGAGGGCAACGAGTGTGACCAAGCACTACGATGATTTCATCGAGTACGCCAAGCAATGGGACATCAACGGCAAGGGATCGACCAAGGTGCTGAAGAAGAAATTATTTTTAGCGATGGTCAATGTCAACTTGTTGGAGGGACTTAGGTTCTATGTTTCATTTGCATGTACTTTCGCATTCGGTGAACTGAAACTGATGGAGGGTTCAGCCAAGATACTTTCACTGATAGCAAGGGACGAATCACAGCACTTGGCCATATCAACGCACATCCTCAAGAACTGGATGGCGGGCGATGACAAGGAGATGATGCAGGTGATCAAAGAGTGTGACTCAGAAGTGATCAAGATGTTCAAGTCTGTGGTCGAGGAAGAGAAGGCATGGGCACAGCACCTATTCAGGGACGGATCAATCATAGGACTCAACGAGAAACTGCTGGCCAACTACGTGGAGTGGACTGCCAACAAGAGGCTGAAGGCACTGGGCTATGACGCCCTTTATGACCAACCAGCGGGCACCAACCCACTGCCCTGGACACAGCACTGGCTGTCAAGCAAAGGCATGCAGGTGGCACCACAAGAGACAGAAGTCGAGTCTTATATCGTTGGTGGTATAAAACAAGACGTCAAAAAAGGTCAGTTCAGTAAATTTAAGTTATAATAGGGCTGTTTTCCGTCGCAATAAATACTCCATAATGCCACAGATTTCAAGGAACAAAGATCTAGCCGCGACAGGACACGGTTGTACACCCACAGTGCCCGTGATAGCGTCACAGTTCACTGTGTTCTCCAATGGCATCGCAGTGGCCAGACCCGGAGACATGTGCGCCCCACACACGATCGGGGAAACCATATGTGTTTTTCATGATGCAAATATTAACCGTGGTTCAAGCACAGTGTTCGCCGAGGGCACGCCAGTGGCCCGTGTGGGCGACAGCACGGATGCGGGTGCCATGATACAGGGCGCACCCAACGTGTTCGCGGGAGGATAACCATGACAGTGAACAAAGGACTTAAGACACTGGTGGGACTCTCACCCAACTTCTCCAACCAGGCCGTAGAGAACGCGGTCAATGATCTAAAGACGGGATGGGTCACCAAGAGCTTCGAACTGGATTCCACTATCGCCTCAAACACCGTGCTGACCACATCACAGAAGAATGACTTGAAGAACACAATCAACAACATCGCATACCTCAACCTGGGCAGGACATTGGGAGACCTCATCAGGCACACGGCCAGCATCATAGACGGGAGCATACTGCCAGTGGACACGGGCGTACCAAACCCGACCGCGGGCACATTCTCAGAGATACTGGGCAGTGTGCAGTCAGTGCAGGGAATCGTACCATTGTTCTACGGTGTCCCCGCCAGTGACATAAACAAGGGCATCAATGACCACCTAGGCACCATCAACAACATACTGCTGACCACGGAGGACAGCACACAGCCGGCGTTCACCATGCTTAAGGACGCCATCACCTTCATCAACAACGCCAACCTCGCCACAGAGACCGCACTGGAGACAGCATACGATGACCTCAAAGCATTCATACAAAGCACTCGAGATGACTCAACGGACTTCCAACAGACCTTGGACACCTTCGCCACCGCGGTGGCCACCGCACACACGAACTTCAACAACGCCCTCGCTTCAGAACCATACCTCACAAAGAGGACACAACTGCTGGATGGCAGGGAGAAGGTCAACACGCAGGTATCACTGGAGCACACCAACTTAACAGGCATCAGGACTTATCTACAGAACCTTCTGGATGTGCAGTCAAACACCGGACTGGCCAGCAACCGAGAGATGGCCACACTGCTGGCCAAGGTGGCCCAGACCCCGGAGTGGCAGGAATACTACGAGAACTACGAACAGAACTTCCGCAACCTCAACCCCATCTACACCACGCAGACGGATTCCGACCGTAGCGCGATCATCGACCAGGTTTACACAGACTCCGGACTGCCGGACGTGAGGGATTCTCTGGATCTTATAGCGGTCGCCGACAAGGCCAAGCGTGACGCGAGGATAGACACCACAGGATTTGATCCGTTGACAGCGGAACAGGTCATAACCAAAGCCTGTGAACAGTTGGGCATCACGACCGCCAACAGGACCATCTACACACAGAGTGAGACCCTGCTGAACAACATGAATCAAGAGGACCGTGACCGTATAGCCAGGGCCCTGGATCTAAACGAATCTAGTAATACTTTAAGTTAATCAGTGATCTCTTCACAGCCTATGACGATCTGTTCGTAAGGCTGTTGATAACGGGTGAATATGTCCGTGAGTCCGTAGAACCTGTACTGGGCGTCCCGCTCGCACTCCGATAAAGTCTGGTATATCTTGCCCTCGCTGTCGTCGTAGCCGGTGCACTCCACCGCGCCGTTGACCAGGAAACACATGACTGCAAACAATTTGAACATACTATTAGTTATGGCCCGTTCTGTTGCCAGGTGGGCCAGACCCCGTGATCAACGGTTATTACGCCGCTAATCTCATTTCAGTCATGCCAACTGTTAGGTCAGCAAAACCTAATGCTTTTTTGTTTGCATTTAAAAACTGGACGTAACCTCGTGCCTACAGGGCAAACTCCTGACACCTTTACACACCCGTCGATACTATGTCAGCCCCGGAAGGGTTTACATAAGCCACCTAGTAATAATTGGTGGAGCTGGTCGGTACTGCCCCGACGTCCGAAATGTTTATTCCGTGTCAATCAACATTTACATCAGTATTTAAACACACTTCTGACAAAATGTCAAACCCCGTCACCATTTGGTTGACTTTTTCGCAGAAATAGATAAAATAGTTTGTATGACAACAAAAATGAGAAAATTCACAATAATAGATGGCGGTGAGAGCAAGGACGTCGAGGCAACATCATTCAAGAAAGCAGTGAAGTCATACCAGGCTAACTCCAAGAGTCGGCAGATCACTGTGGAATGGGAGGCCAAGAAGGGCGGACACTACTCCAAGGTACAAGATCTACCATTGGGAAGAAAAAAGAAGTTAGGGAAATAAGCACAGTGAAAGTTAGCCACAACCCATTAGTGAAGATGCTGGTGAGACTGAGGATGGCCTGGGCGGATTGGCGTGGACACCACGGCAAGGTCTGGGACTACGAGCCCGGTGAGTACTACATGGGCAGACACCAAGGACATCGCAAACACGAGAAGCGTCACGGTATTAAGTAATACTAGCACTTCATTAAGCACTCCATGGTCAGTAAATAACTGCATCAAGGGAGACGCTATTGCCAATCAAACCAAGGAAGCGAACCACCTACTGGTCGCGAATACGTAAGAAAGCCCCCCGAGTTCCAGACATCACCTGTCCCGACATAGACAAGGTGTTGGACATCATCGACAAGGCACAGGAGCAATCCAGACCACTCACCCGAGCCAAGCACCGACAGGTGGAGAGGATCATGGAGAAGTTGAGGACAGCCAACGACACACTGCGTGAATCAGGGAAATACTGGCATGACGCCTGCAAGGACACCGTACGGGACCTACTGGGCAAACGGCGTATGAGGTAACTATCAGTATGTTCAAGGTAGTCGTCATAATCTGTGCCCTGGGCAACCCATGTACCGTTTTCCAGCAAGATCCCATGAAATACTACGATACCATGCACGAGTGCATGACTGTGGCGGCCCAGAAGGAAAGGGCCCTGTTGGACGGCATGCGGAATGTGGGATACATCATAGAGAAGAACGGCCACACCTGCGAACTCAAGCAAGACGTCAATTCTGCGTAGGTTGACTTTACATACAAATCTGCTATAATAATAGAGTATTTTTAGGAATCGTCCTATTGTTGGACATCGCCTATGGATACATCATATTAACCAATAGGAGATCAATATGACTACAAGAGAAAACACTAAAGTAAGAATGCTCCTTGACGTTGTTGAAGAAGTCAAGAGAGAAGCACCAGAGGACGTACCAAACTGGTCAAAGAGGTACGATGAAGCAAAAATCAATTTAAAAAACAAACTGGATCAGGGATTCACACTGCCTATGGGCGTTGAAGCACATCCGTTGGAGGACTTCGCGTTCAACTATTCGGTACAGAGAGATGTCAGGGCGGCTCACGTCATGAACATCATGAGGAAGTTTGACCCAAGGGTCTGTACTCCAGTTTCTGCCGTTAGGAGATCAGGAAGTAAGACCTTGTACATTTTCGATGGACAACACAGGGCAGTATCTTTGGCCCTGTTGGGATTCACGACAATACCCGTGACCATAGTTGAAACGGACGAACCGGCTTTCGACGCCATAGCATTCGAGATCGTCAACGACACAGGAATATTGAGAGCGGGCACGGAAGAGATTCACCGTGTGCTGTTACACAGATACAAGATGGGCGAGACTGACCCAGAGGGCAGACCATGGAAGGCACGACAGGTGCAGGACGCGTTCGACCTTGTGGGTATTGACCTTGAACCCAAGAGGGTGAGGAACTCCGCAAACAAGAGAGGACCGAACCAACACTACTTCTCACACTTCGACTACGCCTACAAGGGGTTGACCATGGCGGGCAGGGACGGATTAATCAGTGCCCTACAGGCCATACTAGAGACATTCCCCAATGAGGACGGTGGAGAGATCAACCAGGGCCTCTTCATAGGCCTGATGAAACAGTATGAACTATCAGCGGGCAGGTTACACAGGTTGCCCAATGACTGGATGAAGTGCCTGTTATCGGCGGCCAAGCAGGCCTGTGCCAGTGCCACACTGATACACACAGCCAGCAAGAGGCAGTGGCAACACGCCAACGGTACTGGTTGGGACGCACCGGTGGCCATGGCCCACGTGCTGAAGGAGATCTACGAGATCGAACAGCCTGAGGGTTTCGAGCCCAGTTTCATTCAGCAGGTAAACGTTGGCATCAAGGATGGCAACATCTCGCCTGAGTCTGAGGCACAGACCGCGTTCAACAAGTACAAGAAGTAATGGGCAAAGAGCAAGTATACAAGATGCTGGTCACCAAGTCAGGCAAGACCGAGACTTGGTGGCTGTGCCTACCATACAACATGATATTGGAATCAGTCCAGGAGAAGCACGACTGGGGAGCGGAAGCGGTCGAACTGGAATGGATGCCAAACATAACAAGGGAGCAGTTCCATGATAGACTACCAAAACCTCACTAACATACCAGAGATAACGTTCAAGTCGAAGACCAAACCAGCGCTGTCAGAACTAGCGGAATACATAGACCACATGAAGCAGGACCTGTTCGATGACCGATGGAGCCAGGGCACCAAGAAGCACATCAAGACTTCACTCGTCTTATATGTGAGATCCATGCAGAAGCAGTTGGCACCCATGGGCTACCACTACAGGGCTGACGGCATAGAGGGAAAGCAACACCTGGAACATGTGATACCACAGAACAGGATCATCAACGCATACCTACAGGGATTGATCACGGCGGAGCAGGCACTACAGATGCCCCTGTGCATGATCAGTGATGCCGACAAGCACACCCTGGAGGGCGACTGGCAACAGTCAGGTAACTGGCAGTACCCGTTCAGGAGATACGTGTCGGCAGGTTACACAAGGAGCATAAGGAGTGTAAACGGAAACATAATCGATCTAGAGTCACTTACCTTAGATCAACATTTTCAAATGCTAGGTGTTGATATCAATAAGTAGGTAAAAAAATGATCCAACAAAAAAAATATAAAGAACAATATGTTTCTTTACAGAAAGAGTACGACGCGGTTTACAAAGACATAATGCGGAATGGTCTGGACACCAACGGTCCATACACAAAAAAGTTAGAAGATAGCATAAAGGAAATCACAGGAAGGAAGTATGCCTTCGCCACTATAAGCGGGACAGGCGCCATTTGGGCGGCCATCTACGCCTTGGACCTGATTGGAAAGAAGGTTGCTATCGCAGGATACAATTACGAAGCCTGTGCCAATCCATTCATTACTTTGTGTAAACCTGTGTTCTTTGACTGTGATGAAGACATGTTGATCGACGTTGATAAAATACCAAAGAATTGTGAAGCCTTGATGCTGGTCAACTACAACGGCAATGTGGTAGACTATGACAAAGTCAGATCAAAATTCAAGGGCAAAATTATCGCGGACTGCAGTCAGAGTCTTGGTGCCAAATACAAGGGCAGGAATGACGGGTTCTTCGGTGATGTGTCGATATTCGCTTTCGGTGGTGGAAAACCGATGGGCACGAGAGGATTCGCAGGAATCATAGCCACTGACAACAAACAACTGGCACACAGAATAGACTGTGCCATAAATCTAGGAAAACCCGCAAGGTCAAGATACAGCAAGTCTGAGATGCTGGGTTTTAGAGGGGCAGGACAAGAATTGCAGTGTGGACTAGCCCATGCCGGTTTTAAACATTTGTGTAAATGGCAGAAACGCAGGCAAACCATTATAAGACGCGTGTGGGCTGAACTAGAACACCTACCCATCAGGTTCATCAAACACAGAGCCTATTGCGAGAGCTCATACCACAAGATACCATTAGAAGTAGATAAACGAGAAAAATTCATTAGATACATGAAGGACAACGGTGTCGAAGCTCGCTTCACCTACGTGACCAATTGGAGTGAGATTTTTGGCACGGGCAAGGTCCTGCCAATGTCAAAAAGGTTATCAAACAACACCTGCAATCTTCCTTTGTCGCCTTTTATGAAGGATGCCGAGGTTGGCAAAATAATCAAACTGGTCAAGCAATATTTCAACAAAGGTTGACCTTAGACCAAAAACATATATAATACAACAAAACATCGGGCGATTGTGTCGTTGTCATTCGTCAGTAACATTAGAGACCCTCTAGGTCGATGATGTATTTCAGCCCCCAGGGTAGCACCAAAGGGCGACGCGACCATGGGTTCGTCCGATGTTTAACATGAATTATGCCAAGCGAGAAAACAAAACAATTATTAGAAGGACTGGGCCGGATAACTGACTCGGCACCCAAAGTGCGTGAGACAGAGAAATTCCATTCCTACACCAACAGATTCTATCCAAACTCGTTACACCAACTGCCCAAGAGCTACGACAAGGCCCGGAGGAAGAAGGACGAGGACGGTGAGGAGTACATCATGATAGATCGTGTGTACGGTGACCTGTGGAACACCGGCAGGCTACAACAGAAGGATGGCACAACCTACTCAGGTAAACTGTACAGGAAGAGACGATTGCTGACTAGGAAGGATCCCATCACAGGTGAAAAGAGCAATTTCTACAGTGCCTGCACATCCACGGCGGACGGAAGGTGGTTCGACAATCAAGGATTGCCCATAGAGGCTCCCACGCAATTGGAACCGGAAAAGAAACCAGACCCCGAAGAACTGGAACTATTAGAAAAAAGAAGGGCGGAAAACGCCAAAGCCAAAGAGGCAGAGATACTGGCTAAACTAAAATAGTTTATGTACATTGACGTAATACTACTCGGTATATTGTCCGGTGTAATAGCTGGACTGTTGCCCGGAATTGGGATGGTGACTCTCACCATTCTTTTACTGCCACTGGCATCGATGTTTACCGTATTTGATTTGGTTTCGTTTTATACAGCCGCTTTGATAACGACACAATTCACCGGCAGTGTGGTGGCCACATACTTTGGCATACCTGGGGAACCTAGCAGTATTCCGGCCACCATGGACGGCCACGCGCTCCACAAAAAAGGCAGAACCAGCCAAGCAATCATGATCAGCGCCTATGGCAGTTTCATCGGAGGCGTTGTTAGTTTGATGTTTCTTTTCCTGTTGGGCAAGAACCTTGACGAGATATTTAGAAACTTCAACACCTATTTCAATCTGCTTTTGATGAGTTTGGTGATACTGTTGCTGTTGCTTACCAGATCCAAGAACAACTTTGATAGATTTGGGTTCCCCGCTATAGGTCTCTTCCTCGGCATTATAGGACCAATGCCTGATGATAGCTTCGCTCACTTTGCCACCTTTGGCATACAGTCGTTGGAATATGGTGTGCCGCTCATACCATTGCTGTTGGGACTCTACACCTTCCCTTTACTATTGGAACTCAGACAGCAGGATCACAAATTAAACACAGTATCTGCCTTTGATTGGTCAGGTATCAGTATAAGAATACGGCACACCGTTGTGGCGGTCGTACACAGTGTGATCGGATTCGTGTTGGGTTTCATACCCGGCGTGGGCGTGGACGTGGTCAGCAACATCACGCACAATCTACAGAAGAGATTTAATGATGACAATGAACTCAATCTGATGGCCGCGGAATCCAGCAACAACTCCGCCGCTTTCGCGATAGTACTTCCCCTGCTGTTGTTTGGTCTTCCCACCAGCTCGTCACAGGCCATACTCTACGAGATGATAGTGCAGAAAAGTTTTTTGCTTGGCCCTGTATCTTTTGATCAGTTTATAGGTGTCATGTTGCCCACAGTGGCCATCGCCAGTATTAGTGGGTTCTTCATAGCAGGACCGTTGAGCAGTGTGATATCCAACATATTCGCGCGTTGTTACCATTACATCAATTACCTGTTGATGGCGTTCTTGCTGTTTTTGATGTTTTGGTTCGCACATCTAGAGCTGAGCGTGTGGATGTACGTGACGGTGTTCTCACTGAGCACTGTGTTTGGATTGTGCTTCAAAGGGTACAACGTGCTTAAAATAGTCTACTTCTACATAATCGCAGACTTTGTGTTTGAAAATATAATAAGATTTGGTTACATGCAGGGTCTACATCAATAAATATCAGCACAGCGCCACAATCAGTGACGTCGGACTATCCGGACCTGCTGGATTGAAAGAAATCCAGGCACAGCAATAAAAGGCCCCCCGTATGGTATGTTCATACCTAGTTTCACATTGACAACAAGTAGTTTAAGATTGTAAACTTAGACTACTAACATAAGGAAAAAAAATGAAGAAGTTAATCATTATACTGCTTCTTTCCTTGCTGACCGTGTCCGCCAACGCCAAAGACAAACTGGCTATTGTGTTCGCGGGAAGTCTGGGCGGAAGCTTCAACAAGTTTAATGCCGCTCTGGCGAAAGATCTATCCCAATGGTATGACATAGAGGAAATCAGCACAGGTGGCTCCAGCACCAAAGGTGGAACAATTTTCACGGCAATCGATGACAGGGCAGTTTTCATGATGAGCAACACAGCAAAAAGGAATGTTGTCCACAAAATCAAAGGCAAAGAACCTTTTGTAAAAAATGTTTCTGCCGACACACTGGTTTGGGGAGGCAAATTTTACAAGTCTTTTTGTACACTCAAGGACGGTGAGAACACACCAGATGATCTATTTGTCAAGGGCAGATCGTTGAAGGTGGCCATCAGTGATGGACCTAAAATGGGCAAACACATGTTTGATAGGCTCAACAGCCTAGTAGGTGCGGAACATAAAATTATACCCTACTCTGGTAGTGGCAAGCAGTTGGCCGCACTACAAACGTTGGACGCGGATGTTGCCCTCATAAATGACGCCAAGGCAGTTAGGGGTATGGAATCGGGCACCTTGAACTGCAACTATTCTACCAACCCTGACGATGTCAACATGGCCCAAAGCCTACAGTCAAAACTGAGTGATGACTATCCGGGGTTCAGCTTTGGTTACATGATGACAGGTCACGTCAAGAACATGACAAAAGAGCAGGTAGCATTGTTGTACAAGAGGATCAACATGTTGTTCGAATCAGATGATTCGGCAGTCGCCCCTCTGGTGATAAAGAACGGGTGGATCGTTGAACCATACACACAGGCAGAGATCAAAGCCATGTATGACGAAAATATGGACCATCTGAGGACTTTCCTACAATGATAACTCCGCTGGACAAAAAGTTTACCCACCGATCCGACGATCCCCATTACGAGGTCGGGGGAGAAAAGTTGTTCAGCAGGTACATGGCGATGAATAGGGCACAGAAGATGTGTGCTACCCCAGACCCCGTCGAGGTCTGGGGACATATGAAATTTGTTGTGTCCGATCATCACCATGGACCTGAACCCGAAAAGAGCCTGCAAGATTTGTATAAGGAGAGAGCACGACAGATCAGAGAGGAAAATCAATACGTCAGGATCTGGGCCAGTGGCGGGACAGACAGCACACACATGATACATGCGTTCAGAGAGGCGGGCGTGAGACCAAACGAAGTGGCCACTTATAAGCAGTACCCAGGCATCATAGACGTCAGCCAAAACATAGAGGTCAACACTGGAAGCAGGGAGATCCTTCAACAGGCCAGGAAATGGTGGCCTGATGTGAAATTTACAGCCTGGGACATTCTGCCAGAACACTATTACAGTTACGCGCATGAACATCTCGAACATTGGTCCACTTTCACGGAACTCGAACCTTTCGCCTGTAACTGGCAGATGGTCTATGAAATATACCCCGAAATGCTGGAACATGATCTATCTGTCAAAACAGCGAATCTATGGGGAGGTCCTTCTTTGGTGATAGGCAAGGACGATTACGGGTGGTACTACAGACACAACGACAGGGAGTACAATGATCAACTGAATGCTCCCTATCAAACTTTTTTCTTCTGTGACAGTGATAGCAAGGACCTCACACTGAAAATCCTATACACAATGAAGAAAGCGATACCAAATGCAACTGACAAACAATTTGAGAATTATGACCTATGGTTCAACGACGCAGAGATGTTGGAATTTTGGACCACAGGACCAGACTACTTTAGATCAAAGGCAAGGAAAGGTGTGCCCAGTAACGGGGGCATAATAGGTTGCACGACGAAAGCGTTGCTGAGATTCAACAATGCTATCTCCTCCACCATGGGACACAAAACACTGATGGCCCTACATGGCAAATTCAATGACATGCAGAAGAGGAATCCCCATTGGTTCAATGACAATCACATTCTAAATGACTGGCGTGGCATGCTCTCGTCAAAATGTTACTTTACAAAAACCTAATAAAATAGCGATTTTTATGCCGGTTGACGGAAATACCATTACCATGTACAATATTGGTAACAAAGGAGAGAAAGACATGTACAAATGTTCAGTAAAAGCACAATTGGTTATGGATCAGATAAGATCTAGATGCCAGGAAGACACACAGACAAACAACAAGTGGAGAGGTAGATCAGGCAACTACATGTACATCATGGGCAGAGAGAACGCCGATGGTAAGGCAACAGGTGTAGTACACAAGATCGCTGAAGACGGATCACACAAGTTATGTGGTTCATTCAAAATCATGAGTGATGGTATCATAACGAGGTTCACAGGACTGTCTAAAGCGGACTGGAACAATGCTATGAGATCAGCGGAAGCCGAGTACAAAAGCAAGTACGAGACTGCCACCACAGAAACCACAGCAACGACGCAGAAAGTTGCGGTATAGATTGATTGATGCGGCTCAAGTAAGCGGGCTCGAGTACAGTGTAGTGCCGAAGAGGCCAATTCTAAAAAATCTCGGCCCCGCCGCGTCATAACAGGATCATACGATATGTTGAAACACACACAGAGCACTATCAAGGTTATAACCTACACGGCGTTGGCCGTGACAGCGGTGCTGGCGGTGGCGTTCCTGGCCGGTACGTTCCACCCCAACAAGTGGACTGTCAACAATATCGAGGACCGTTTCCATGAACAGGAACTGGAGCAGGTGTACTACCTGGGACTACAGGAACCCGAGTTCGAGTACAACGACAAGCAATCGTTCATAGAGGCCACGGGCAGATGCGTGGAGTACATCAACTACACCACTGACAAGATCAGCCGTGTTCCTACATCAATTATAATATCGATGGCTGGCATAGAGTCCGGCTGGGGCACGTCACGTTTCGCCACTGAGGGCAACGCACTGTTCGGTGTGAGGACCTGGGACGACAACACCCCACAGATGAAGCCACTGGAACTGCCTGACGCTGAGTTCGGGGTCAAGAAGTATCGCAACAAGTGTGATTCCGTCAGGGACATGATCCGGATACTCAACACGCACCCCGCATATGAACTGTTCCGTGAGAGGAAGGAACAGCAGATCGATGACGGAAAATGGAATTACCGAGAGTTGTTAGAGGGCATGACCGCTTGGAGCACCAACTCGGCCTATACAGATATCATACTCGCGGCCATAGTTGACAACCAACTGCCCTAGTGCTATAATCTTAGACCATGGGATTCATACAGTTGAAACTACCAAAGAGAATTAGGAAGAAGATAGAGAATTCAAAGCGGAACCGTGAGGCACAGGCCCGACACGAGGAGTGGCTACAGAGCCAGGGACTGGACACCTACACACTCAAACAGAAGACCAAAAGATTCAAAGGCTATGACATTCCCAAGTACAAGCCAGACCCCGACCATCCCAAGTGTTCGGACCAGATACCAGTGGGCACAGGCAAGAAGGAAGAGATGAGGTATTCCGGAGAACGTAAGTTGTTAGGAATCGGAATGATGCACAAATCCAATCTAGTGCCAATATGGGACGAAGAAGGTGCCAAAGAGATTTCTACCATGCGTAGGAACTGATGAAGATCAGGTATTACAAGAAGATCGACGGATGGAGATGGTTGGGTTTCATACTGGCCATGATCGGAGCATTCATACTCAGCAACGCCAACGTAGACACACAATGGATGGGTTGGGCGATAGCAACAGTGAGTTGTTCCATATGGATATACATGGGCATCAAAGATGGTGACACACCCAGGGCACTTATGGAAGGCATGTACCTGCTGTTGGCACTAAGGGCTATCTGGAACTGGCTAGTCTAAATTACATTTAAAAACATCAATAAAATCAACCATTATAGCGAGATCAACTCCAGTTGACGCATTTGGAAAATGTGCTATAATTGTTGTATGATTAGACTAATAATACTATTCGCAATCTTCCTAGCGGTGTATCCGATGATAGGTGAGGGTTGGGCCGAGTTCAGCGATGACTTCAACATCACGGCAGTGACCACTTTCATATCAGAGATGATGGCGAACTTCAAACAGTAAGGACAACATGAGAAACATAACGAAACTATTCCTATTACTTTTCGCAGGATTGTTGATGGCACAGTGTTCGACCTACAAGGTCAAGCCAGACATGAACAAGAGCGGAGTGGTAGATAAAACTCCAAAATGGTATGTGAAGTATGACAGGGAAACCCTGTTCAAATACCAAGAGTCAGGCACGGCAGTGAGTCCAGACATGGAACTGGCGGTCAAGAAAGCGGTGCTACTGGCCAAGGCCAAGCTCGTGGACAGGGTGAATGGTGAGATGAACAACAACACCATCATCAACAAGACGGAGACCGGCACCAACGAGGACCTGTCAGTGGCTGGAAATTCCACCGACACGATCAACAACGTGATAGAGGCCACAGTGGCCAAGGGCTACAAGGTGACCAAAAGTGAGATCTACATGACCCGTAACAAGAGCTACAGGGCCTACGTGATGATCGAGGTCAGCAAGAAAGACATAGAGAACATATAGAGTATGAAATTACTCGTGAAAATTATAGCTCTGGGACTGATCGTGTTCGCCATCAAGATAGCACTGTTGACCAAGTCAGAAGCGGGTGGTCCATGGTCGGACCAGTACTGCGACGTGGAGGTAACACAGATCAGAGTGGTCAACGAAGCAGGTGATGTCATAGAGAACCGAACCGAAGAAAAAGTGGTATGTAATGACGGAGCGTCAGACTTCCTGTTCGACATGGGCATAGCGGACTCGTGCAACATGTACACCTGGCAAATGCCCATAGGTGAGGAACTGGTAACACAGAGGCAGATAGCCTGTCACAAGATGAATGGAGAATATGAAATCGTTCAGGGTTATCACAGTATTGATTAGCCTGTTGCTGAGCACATCAGCACTGGCGGACAAGAATACACCCGGAGAGCACAAGGGACACATTGGCGACATGCCCGCACCCATGTGGTTGGGTGATGACATCAAGTACAGCATGCCTGCGTTCCTGTTCAGACACACACAATTCCTGAGATTCAGCCTAAACAGGGCAGAGAAGAAGATGCACGAATCAGCGGTGTTCTTCGCCCTAACAAGCACACAGAACGGCAAGATAGTCAGTTGGTACAGCAAGGAACGTCTGGCCGCAGGCAAGGTGCGTGTGATACACTCCTACCCAATATCAGGCGGTTATTGCCGTACGTATCAGGCGTATATAAAAGTAAATGGCAAGGAGAGGCATGCCACAAACAACGCCTGCAAATACATAGGCTCGCCTAGTTGGTCATTTTATAAATAATCAGCATAAATAAGTACACTAACAAAGGAATTTAAAAGATGGCAACAGTATTACCCATAGCGAACAAAGTTGTAACAGCACAACCACAAGGTGCCTACTACACAGTATCAATCGACTGCACAGGTTTCATAGACACGGAGACCAACAACGGTGGAAGGATATCACCGTGTGTTGCGGAGGACTTCGCCACACAACCTACAACACTGGCTCAGTCTAGATTGGTTTCAAGGGGAGTATTGAGATTCAAGAAGATGTTGGACATCCTACAGGTGAGATCGAACCTTAACCTGGTGAACCTAGTGACAACATATTCAAGTGACGCGGGTGACACTGCGATATCTACACTGGCATTTGGCATAGTGTATGACACGGACGAATTCGTTCCCAACGTGGGAACAGCGGTTGATGGCTCAACAACCACCACAACAAAAGTGGGCTACATCAAGGACAAGATCACTGAGGCACTGATGGGCACGTTCACAGAGAACATGCCGGTGTACAACCCAACAGCGGGTTCAAGTGACATCACCTTTGAACAGATAACTGCGGCACCGGTTCTTACAACATCAGTT